TTATGTCATTCATGCTTAGTCTGTCCTCGATAGCACAAATATAAGGCTGTAGTGAATAGGCTACAAACTCTTTACGGCCATCAATTATATTCTGATAAGTCATGCTGTTATTCATATCTGCGCTTATGTAATATGCAGGTACGTTCATTGCACGTGCTATCTGTGTTGCTAAATATTGTGACGCTTCGTTATACATCATATCTTTAGGACTAAAGCCAACAGTCTCATAAGATAATGTGCTAGTTAGGTATGCAGTAGATCTTGATTGACGTGCTGCTTTCCACGCTGCTAATAATCCTTGTACTTGTGACTCTGGCATATCTGCACCAGTGTTTTTTAAGAATCCTGTTGCCATAGGTGTCTGTGCTGCTACAGCTGCAGCCTTCTCTAGATCTAACGCACTTTGTATTGTGCGACCTGCTGTTTGTAATACACCTTGTGTTAATCCTTGGAATGTAACTAATGAACCTATGCCTACCATTGGCACTTTTTGTCCATCTATTGTGTAATAGATAACTTCTGTACCTAATTGATTTGTTTGTGCAACTACACGAGTATTAGCAACCCATTCAAATCGTGATGGTCGTAAATCATCTGCATATACTTCTGTAACACGCCAATATGCAACGCCATAAAATATAAGACTATCGACAGTCCACGAGATAGTGACGGATCGTGGCTGCCGAATGTCTGGCTGCTCGCACCATAGTGGCGTACCTAATTGTGCGCCTGTAGATTTTTTGTAAAGCTCTAATGGTAAATATCCTATAACACCTTTAATTAAATTAGCGCATCTATTAACAGCTGGTACTTGTGTTGCAAGTGTGCGATCCATAGGACCTGCACCAAATGTGTTGTAACCAAAACCAATGCTGTTATCGCCCATAACGGCAGGGGCGTATTGCGCTTGTAGATTTTCTTTGTTATTGTTTATACCTAAAGCAGACAATAGACCCATATGTATACTTTATAGCATAAAACGTACTAATAGTGCAAATTAGACAAAGATTTGCGCGGTTTGTTGCGGGCGTGTCAATTGGCTTACAACCATGGCTAGGGATATTGCAGCTGTAACGTCGCCTGCAGACTTACGCCTAATAATGCGCCATCCAGCATCGCTGGTCTTGGCGGCACAGTTATTTAGGTGCTGTACTAGGTCTGCCTGACCACTATGCACCATTCTGCCATTAGCCATAGCATCGGATAAGTCTGAACATGCCTGGTAAAACGCTTGACCTGATACATCTTGCATACGCCATCCGCTTTGCTCTAATCGTGTTGCTATTGATTGCGTGGCATACTTGTCAAAGCAAATAATATGTGGGTGATATTTCTTAGCCCACTCATTTATATCGCTAGACATTTTGATCTCATCTATTGCAATATCACTATGCCACAGCTGTGCAAGTCCGACTGCTATTTTGTCGTCTTTCATTTGACCCATAATTAACGCACCTGATCGTCTTGTCGGTGCAATATCGAAGGCCATTATAGTCATTGGCCCGACAGGTATCTCTAAAGTGCTGTCACTGCATGCTTCTATACTTCCATAGACCCAAGGGCTTACTGCGCTATCTACCCACATACAAAGCATCTCTGTTTTAGTAGCTTCTATGCTGTTAGTGCTAACACTCTCTTCAAGTGTTTGTTCTGTTATTAAATGTCCTAATGCTGGATTAGCCATAGCCCACGCTTTGCGATCATGTATTTTAGAATGCTGTGGTGCGCTGTATTCATAAAATCCTAAATTATCTGGTGGGTAAGATAAGCAACGTTCTCTTAGATCATTAAGCACCGTACTAAATCCATCACCTGCGTTACTTGTCATAAGTGTCATAGCATTAGGTCGTGCCCTAGTTACTGGTAATGCAGCTGTAAACGATTCTGGTGACCATTCACGTAACTCATCTATGTAGAGGAAATCTGCAGTCTTACCACGTGGTGCATCTCTTGTAGCTGCTGCTATCTCATAACGTGCGCCATTAAGTAAAGTAATAGATTCTTGACCATTAGCCAAACGTATCTGCCTTACTTGCTTTTTTAAGAAGTCGTTATCTTCTATTGTGTATGCAACTTGTCTGAATGTATCTAATGCCATATTTCTATTCGAAGACATACCCAGCACGTTCTTAGATCCCCATAGGAAGAGATGCGACAGTATAAGCATGCGTGCTAGGTGCGTCTTGCCATTTTGACGTGCTACAAGTATTAAAGCTGTTTTCTTGCGCCAGTTATCTGCATCATCTACAGCTAGTAGATCATCTAGCACCCAGCGTTGCCAGGGTATAAGCGGTAAGCCAATTTTTACAGCTAGATCGGCTACCTCTTGTGATTTAGATAATCCTTTTAATAAAGGCGTGTGGATTCTAGGCTCAGTGCTGCCAATTAGCCCGACCCCTCGTGGCGTCTGTTTTAGTTCGGTATCACTTTGCATCGAAGTTAAGCGTATCAGGTGCGTTAATTATGGGTCAAATGAAAGACGACAAAATAGCAGTCGGACTTGCACAGCTGTGGCATAGTGATATTGCAATAGATGAGATTAAAATGTCTAGCGATATAAATGAGTGGGCTAAAAAGTATCATCCGCACATTATTTGTTTTGACCACTACGCCACGCAGTCAATAGCCACACGATTAGAGCAAAGCGGATGGCGTATGCAAGATGTATCGGGTCAAGCCTTCTACCAAGCATGCTCAGATCTATCCGATGCTTTGGCTAATGGGCGAATGGTGCATAGTGGCCAGGCAGATCTAGTACAGCACCTAAATAACTGTGCTGCTAAGACTAACGATGCATCGTGGCGCATAATACGTAGAAAATCAGCCGGTGACGTTACAGCTGCAATATCTTTGGCGATGGTCGTAAGCCAGTTGACACGCCCACAACAAACCGCGCAGATTTTTGTCTAAGTTGCACTATAAGTCCTATTTATGGTATAAAGTATACATATGGGTCTATTGTCTGCTTTAGGTATAAATAATAAAAAAGAAAATCTACAAGCGCAATACGCCCCTGCCGTTATGGGCGACAGCATTATTGGATTTGGTTATAACACGTTTGGTGCAGGTCCGATGGATCGCACACTTGCAACACAAGTACCTGCAGTTAACAGATGCGCTAATTTAATTAAAGGTGTTATAGGATATTTACCATTAGAGCTGTATAGAAAATCTACAGGCGAAGAATTAGCGAAGCCACTCTGGTGCGAGCAGCCAGATATTCGACAGCCACGATCCGTCACTATCTCGTGGACTGTCGATAGTCTTATATTTTACGGCGTTGCATATTGGCGCGTTACAGAAGTATATGCAGATGATTTAAGACCATCACGATTTGAATGGGTTGCTAATACTCGCGTAGTTGCACAATTAAATCCATTAGGCACAGAAGTTTTATATTACACAATAGATAACCAAAAAGTACCGATGGTAGGTATTGGTTCATTAGTTACATTCCAAGGATTAACACAAGGTGTATTACAAACAGCAGGCCGCACAATACAAGCTGCACTAGATATTGAGAAGGCTACAGCCGTAGCAGCACAGACACCTATGGCAACAGGATTTTTAAAAAATACTGGCGCAGATATGCCAGAGTCACAAGTACAAGGATTATTAGCAGCTTGGAAGCAAGCACGTCAATCAAGATCTACTGCATATTTGACTAGCACATTATCTTATGAGGCTGTTGGTTTTTCACCTAAAGACATGACCTATAATGAAAGTTCACAATATCTAGCTACACAAATTGCACGTGCCATGAATGTACCTGCATATTACATATCTGCGGACATGAATAACAGCATGACTTACCAAAATATAATTGATGGCCGTAAAGAGTTTGTAGCCTATTCACTACAACCTTATATCTGTGCTATAGAAGATAGATTAAGCATGAACGATATAACCGCTAATGGCCACACTGTGCGCTTCAATATTAGCGAAACGTTTTTACGATCAGATGATAAAGCAAGACTAGAAACAATAGAAAAGATGTTAACCCTAGGACTTATAGACCTAGAGCAAGCAAAAGAAATGGAAGATCTAACACCCAACGGAAATCAAAGTGGCGATGCTGAGTACATTAACAGCGCTAAAGGAGAAAATGCATGAGTGATATACAACAAGCCAATATACCTGCTAGCACAGTAACACTACTAGCGTCAGCTGCTCGTACTGAGACAGTTACCGGCACAGCGGTTAAAGGCCTATCTGCAGCAAGACTATTAGTAATGCAATTAAACGTTACAGCAGCTAGCGGCACATTACCTACCTTAGACGTGGTAGTGCAGGACACAGTAGATGGCACAAACTGGAATACTATTGCTACATTTACACAAGCAACAGGCGTTACACGAGAAGTAATTAGATTAACTACTGCATTTACCGATCAGTTAAGAGTAGTTGGAACAATCGCTGGTACTACCCCATCATTTACTTTTGCAGTCTTAACATGGGCGGATTCAAATTGATTCTTACATTTAGTAGTCAAATAGAAAGCGCAGATAGTGAGCGCAGAGTTATTGCAGGCAAAATTGTGCCGTTTGAAACACCTGGTAACACCAGTGTTGGCAAAGTAGTTTTTGCTAAAGGGTCAATAGATGTAGGTGACCCGGGCAAGATTAAGATGCTTATGCAACACCGCAACGATAAGCCTATTGGCCGTATGCAGAAGTTTAATGAAGAACAAGATGGTATCTATGCTAGCTTTAAAATTAGCGCAAGCATGCAAGGATCAGATGCGTTAATGCTTGCAAGTGAGCAGTTAATAGATGGCCTATCTGTAGGTGTAGATGTAATTAAATCATCACAGAAAAAAGATTATATCTATGTAACTAAGGCAACACTTAAAGAAGTAAGCCTTGTCGAGTCACCAGCATTTACAGAAGCACAAGTAACTAAAGTTGCCGCTAGCGAAGGCGAAGCGGATGCAACAATCCAACCAACTACGGAAAGTGAGGCACAAGTGGACAACACCACCGAGCCAACAGCAGTACCAGTGGTAGAGGTTGCTCCAGTAGAGGCTGCACGCCCAACAATCAGTGCATCATTCTATACAGAGCCTCGCTCACCAATCAGAACACAAGCTCACATGCTAGAACACAGCATCAAAGCAAAATTAGGTAACCACGAATCAGCAACATGGGTAATGAAAGCAGAAGCAGACGTAGCAAAGTTTATGACTTTCGCAGATGATTCATTCACTACCAACCCAGCATTTAGTCCAACACAGTTTGTACCTACAGTAGTAGATACACTTATTGGATCACGCCCAGCAGTGGACGCAATCGGTTCACGTGCGCTACCAGCTGCAGGTATGACAATTTCAGTACCTAAGATCACTACTTCAGGTACAGTTGCAGAAACTGCAGAAGCAGCAGCACCTTCAGAGACAGGTATCGTATCTTCATACGTAAACCTAACTGTTAAGAAGTATGCTGGACTACAACGCTACAGCTTAGAAATCTTAGAGCGCAGCTCACCAGAGTTCTTTGCAGCCATGATCGATAACATGACACGTGCTTATAACAAAGCAACCGATGCAGCAGTTATTGCAGCATTAACAGCAGGCGGCACACAAGCTACAGGAGTAGCAGCAGATTCAGCAGGAATTATTTCCTACGTATCTACACAAGCACCAGCTGCATACCTTGCAACAGGTGAGTTAGCAACACGTTACATCGCTGGTACATCACAGTGGTCACTACTATTAGGCGCAACAGATACAACTGGTCGCCCAATTTACAACGCTGCTAATCCAATGAACAATGCAGGAGCTGCACAACCAACATCACTACGTGGTAACGTATTAGGTCTAGATCTATACGTAGATCCAAACGCAGTGTCAACAACTATCGATGAGTCTGCATTTATTGTAGTTCCATCTTCAGTATCAATTTACGAATCACCAATTCTAAGACTATCTGTAAATCAGCCAGCAACAGGCGAAATTGAAACAGCACTATATGGCTACATGGCCGTTGGTGTATTAGTCGCTGGTGGCGTTCGCCGCTTCAACCTAAGCTAATAACTTAGTAATTTAATAATCCCTAGGGTTTAGTAGCCCTAGCCCTAGGGAGCTTTTTAAGAGAGGACACTATGGCCGCTGCGATGGTAACAATGGCAGAGTTACGCAGTAATTTAGGTATTGGCACTT